CGCCCTGACGGCTGTGCCGAGTCCCGTCTGCGCCAGCACGATGACGAGGGCAACGCCGACAATGGCAATGGCACCCCATGTCATCATGGTCATCCACGCTGGAGTGCGGTCTTCAACACCCGGCAAATGGTTGTGGATGCCCGTGGCCAGGTCGTTGATCCGCTGAGCACGGGTAACGACTTCCTTGTCACCGGACACCGTTCCCCGATCAATGAGGGCCTGAGCCTCGGTACTGATGTCGCTTGCGGATGAGGCGATGTGCTGGACCTCGCTGCACCCCACAAGGAGCATCGACACCAGGATCAAGTACCGCATCACCCCTCGATGAACTGGGAGATGGCCATCTTCCGGGCGACCTCCTGCCGATACGCAGGGTCAACGCCGTAGCGCGGGTCGGTCAGCGCAGCGACCATCTCGTTCTGGCTTCGGAACCCAACCTGGACGGCGGACGCCTTGCCTTCGATCCGGGTGGGGGTTCGCCCCTCCGCAGACCAACGTGCCGCCAGATTGCGGATGGCGAAGGTCGCAGCCTTGGGATCACCGGAAGACATGATGCCGTTGAACGCCTCCTGCTCTTCGACAGGAAGGTTCTGCCCGGCCCATTCGATCACCTGCTGGAACTGGTCTCGGCCACCCACGCTGTTGTAGATGGCCTCCGCCTGGCGATCAGCGACCGCCTTCTGTCCTTCGATGTAGGCATCGACGACACCCTTGGAAAGCCCCATCTGCTGAAGCTTCGAGTAGGAATCATCCGACAGACCGTTGTTGGTCCGGTACTCGGTGACGAAGTCATTCAGCATCTCAGGCGCAATCGACTTCGCCGCATCCGGAGCCGGGACATCCGCCGGCTTGTTGGCCGGCTCAGCCTGAGGCTTTGCCTGGCTGAACTTCCGCTGAAGCTCGATGTAGGCCTTCTCAAGCTCGGCGGCATCCTTGAACTTGCCCGCAAGCGGAGCGGGGGAAATCGAGGTAGCCGGCGTCTGATTGGCAGACGATGCGTCCACGAAGTCGAATTCCCCCACCGGCTTATCTGCCTGTTCCGCTTGCTGGGCCGCGGCCTCACCGATTGCCGCGTAGACGGCATCGTTGGGACCAACCGATGGATCGTTAGTGATGATTGGCGTCGATTCAGGCATTGGTGTCTCCTCCCTGTTGCATCTGTCCCTGAGGGACTTGTCCCTGCTGCATTCCCTGGGCGATCAGTCGCGCCCCTCCCTGGACCACCGACGGTCCGAGGTTGTTCACCATCGACATCTGCTGCGCTTGCTGCTGCTCCGCTTGCATCTGCTCCTGGCTCTTGACCAGACCGTTCAGGTCAAGCCCAAGGCTCGAAGCACGGCGGATCAGGTAACCCTGAATGTCGAGGTACTGGTTGACTGCCTGTGGCCCAAGGGTCTGTGCAAGACCGGCCACGAAGACGTCAAGTTTCTGTAGGTCCTGACCACGACCGAGCGCGTCGAGACCCGTGATAATCATGGGACGCACACGCCCTTGGGAAGCTTGCGGAGCTTCTTCTTCTTGAGCATGGTGGCCATCACCAGGTTGACCAAGGGCGTCGAGAGTTCCTCGCTCAGGGTGGCGAAGACACCACCAAGGGAAGACTCAAGTTCCGCGATCATGGCACGGACCTCGGTCGCGGTGACCCGTTCACCGGAACGCTGGACCGCCGTGTTCAGGAGGAACGCCTGTCCGAGCCGCTCTTTGATCCCGTTCATGGTCTCCATCGCCACCCGGAAGTCGTTGTACTTCTCAACCTGAAGCACCGAAACATCGTCGGCGTGGCCTTCGCGGATGGCCCCGTTGGGTGCATCCTGAAGCGTCCGGGCCGAGGTCAGGCCGTTAGGGTTGACCAGGAACAGCATTCGGGATGCCGCCAGGCTTGCCTCAACGATGCTCTTGGTCAGGCTTTCAAGGCTCTCGATGTCCCCGAGGTACTCCTCAACCAATCCGCGGCCATAGTCCTCGTTGGAGATTCGGTTCCACCGAAGCACCACGTAGGGGAGTTCCTCGAAAGAGTAGTTGACCCGGGAGCCGGGAACCTCCTTGCCGCAGACCTCCTGCCACGATTCGTAATTCTTGTCCCGCCGGCAAACCACGGTGTAGACGTTGACGTTCCAGTCACCGCCGCCGTATTCCTGCTTGGCGTACTCCTGGACATCAGGGGGCAGCGTCTCGAGGGCAGCGGAATCAAGCGTCAGGAGGTGGAGGATGTTCCCGCTGTGGTCTCGCTCCACCGCGTAGTTCAACAGCCCACGGAACCGCCACTTGCCGTCGGTGCTCAATTCAAGCAGACCGTTTCCGGCAATGAGCAGGTTCCGCATGGCCTCGAACAGGACCGGGCGGGTGGACATCCGCTCCATTTCGTCCATGATTTCCTTCTCCATCTCGGAGAAGGCATAGTCAAGTTCCCCGAGGAGCTGCTCGGACTTGGCTTGACGCACCACTTCCCGGCTCATCGTGAACCGGAAGAACGGGGTGTTGGGGGGAAGGAGGCTGAGCAGCAGCTTGGCCGCAAGGTTGTTGACGCCACGGGCCCCCAGGCTGTTGTAGGGGGTGGGCAGCGCGGTGACGGGACCGGACCCAGCAGGGGGGTAGATGAACGGGAGCGTCAGCTTCGAGCACTCACGCGCACGGTTGATGTAGGACCACTTGCGGGCCTCCATCTTGGCCCACAAACCCTTGGCGTCTTCCATGCTCAGCGAGTCCCGGGGATCTGGGTTCCGGTACGCATACCGTTGTTGGACATCAGCGGGATGGTCAGGAGGTCAAGACCAAAGCCGGCATCGCCCCGCTTCGCCCGAGCTGCCGTGGTGGGAGACGCGGTGTCGGCCATCGGGATGGGGGCCGGCGGCGGCGGCGGGGGCGGCTTAGGGGTGGGGATGCTCGGGCTGCACACGGGTAAGTTGCTCCTGTTGTTCCTTCGCCTTTTGGTCGAGGAATTGGACAACACTCCACGCTCCGAGACGATGCCAGATGGCACGGTCACCATCGTCAATCCGTGGGATCGGAAGCGGGAAACGCTGCTTGAGTGCTTCCACCAAGGCGGGGTGGATCATCGGGAATTCAGCGTCCATTGGGTTGTTGTTCCATAGGTATCTCACCCATGTCGTCCAATTCCCTCGGGAGAACACCCTCCCTGATCCGGTCAACGGTCCATAGGAACGCCGCCAAGTTCCAACGCGCGGCAAGCAGGTGAGGCTCGTCACGGGCCCCTGCCATGAACTTCGCCAGGTGGCGACAGGCGGAGTCGAGGTACCGCGAGAGCGGTTGGCCGCGTTCCCAATTCCGGTCCCCATACTTCTTTGCCCCAAGCTCCATGTACTTGGCATCCTGCCACAGCACGGACCACGGCAAGAGGTCGAACCTCCCCTTCCCTTCACGGGTATCCCGGCGGCTTCCCGTATCCCAGGTCTGGCGGACGCCGGAGTCCTTGAGGGTCATGCCATCTTGGTGGTGGTCGCTCACTTGCCGTCCTTCTGTGGGAAGCAGTCCCAGCCGAGATGCTTCGCAAAGTCGCCTGGTGGAATACCGCCATTGACGAATATCTCATGGCAATACTTCCGCCTTGCATCGTCCCGCTCTCGCCTCGCCTCGTCGCGCTCCTTCAGCGCGGTTGCCACGCCGATGCGGAGCAGCTCGATCTCATCTGCCGCCTGTTGCATGAGTGCCGGCGCGTAGCACTCCGGGTTTGCTCGAATGATCGTGACGATGTCTGCTGTCATCGGAACCCACCCTCCTCATCCAAAACCGACAACCTGTCTTCCTCGTCGTTCCGATACTTCTTCAACATCTCCCGAAGGGTCGTGAGCTCCTCAATCGCGTCATCTAGCAGGTTGATCGGAACAACCCCGGTGCTACGAGACCTTTCAAGCTGAACCAGAATGTCAGTCTTTGTGGACATCCGCTTCATTGTCTTGCTCCTCGTTTGAATCCATGTCCTCACGATGGCGGCGACAGGACGGGCACAGGGATTCAACCGGGTCTTGCCTTACCCGGCAATCGCACACGTACCCGTATGCCTCTTCCGCATCAATGCGCCTCATCCGCCTGATCCTTGATTCGCTTTGATGCGCGGGTCATCACATCCGCCATCGCGGTTACCAGGAAATCCGGAACGTCGATGGAGATGCACCGTTCGTCAACACCAGTCTTCGTGAAGACGTAGAAACTGATGACGCCTTCCCCGATGTTGGCCTCAGCCTTGAACTGGAGCTTGGCGGCGTTTTCCATGATGTCTTCAGGAAGAAGGTCGCACCTCATCCCGATTTCGTGCTTGCAGAACTGGAACGTCACCCATGAGTCTGGAATCACTTTTGGTCCTTCTTTCCACCCCGCTTGGGGGCCTTGATCTCACGCTGCGGCTTGCCCATCTGATTGGGGCTGTACGAGATTCGCTGCGGTTGCTTTCTGTCCTTGGCCATGTAACGATCCTTTCTTAGGGGTCCAGAGCTTCACTCTCCCGGAACGCTTAACGTAATCACCCTTGCGAAGGATGTACGCCATGCGGGCCTGGGTCACGGCGGTGGCTTCGTTGAGCCCCGCCTTCACGTATGCCTCGACGACTGCCGGCCAGCCGCCGTCAACGATCTTCTGTGCACGGACTTCACCGATCCCGGGGCATCCCGGATAACCGTCCACCCGATCCCCGGTGAGCGTCTGGATCAGGTGAGTGCGGTCGGCATCCTGCTCGGACACCTCGACAACCCCTGCATCCGGGTTGTTGGGGTTGAACCACTTCCCGGGAATGGTCCGCATGTCCTTGTCGGCGGACACGATCACGACATCTTTCTTGGGGTCTGTTGCCAGGATCCCCATGACATCGTCGGCTTCGAGGTTGCGCCATTGGATGCAGGGCCACGCCTCCCGGATGTAGTCACGCAGGGCGTGAAAGCAGACGGGCTTCCTGACACCCTTGCGGTTGGACTTGTACTCCGGGTAGATGACCTTCCTGAAGTTGTCGTGGTCGCTGAAACAGACGGAATACGACGATCCGTTCAGTCGCTCCACGAACTCCACAATGTCGATGTCAACCTTGCTCTTCGCTTCCGCAAGGTCGGCGTGGAGGGTCCAGAAGTCATCGCCCCAATCCACCGGCTTCTCGACGGATGCCGATGCCGTGTAGCAAAGGATGTCACCGTCGATGACGATGTGGGTCTTCATGTCTCACCCTGTTCCTTCGAGCCGGCCACGACTTCCTTCATGCGGTCCTTGAGCATCTCGGCCAAACCGATGATCTCCAGGCTGTTGCCCTTGCACTCGGTCATCAGCGCATAGGAAGACTTGCTCCGGTCCTGGTAGCCGATGAACAGGAACGCATCGACCCGCTCGGACACGGCATCGAGCAGCTCTGTAGTCGTGAGTAACGTCAAGTCTGGCTTCATGTGGGTTCCTTCCCGTAATCAATTCGCTTCAGCGACCGGAGTCGCTCAACCAAGTCCTTCCGCTGCTGCGACCCCAATGGCCACGTGCGGATCTGTGCCATCAAGTCCGCCTGAATCCGCTTCTCGACCAAGTAAGGGGAGACCATCTTGGCCACCTGGATTGCCGTCTCTCCACACACCCTCCACTCCCAGGCGGTGCGGGCGTTTCCGTCTCGCTGGTGCTTCTTGTGGATGCGTCCGCCCCATTCCGTCCGCATGGCTTCGAGCACGTAGGGGAACGTGTTGGAAACGCTGATCGCAGGAGTGGTCGAATGCCAGACCGTGAAGCATCCTTCGCCATCGAGATAGCCAGCCAGATAAGCAATCCAAAGACTCCTCTCAATGAGTCGCGGACCATGAAGGCCCGGAACGGAATTCCCCGTCAAGGGGGCAATGAAACCCGAGTCGAGACCCGGCCCACGTGATAGATGTGACCGCACCGTGTCCAACACGCTCGACCAACTCGGGTCTTGCTTCGATCTGGAACTCGTCATGTATCCACCCCACAACGGCGTAGTCGTCACCCCACGCAAGGCCCGACAAGGCCATGTCGCGGACGAACTCCACCAAGGCGACCTTCATCACCACCGCACCGGCAGACTGGAGCAGCGTGTTGAGGGCCGAATGTTCAGAACGAACGGGAAGACGGCGACCATCCAGGCCGACCAAGTACCCGCGCTTCGATGCGGAGGCAACGGCGTCTCGCAACATCTTGTAGGCGGGAACCTTCTTCTCGAACGAAGAGCGAAGCCGGCGACCAACCTTGGCATCGCTGCCAAGGACGGACCCAAGCTTCTGATCCCCTGCGCCGTAAATCATGGCGTAGATGAGGGTCTTGCTTTGATTGCGGGCGGCTTC